TAATGGGCAAGTTGTCTGAGCTTCAGGCAAAGCAAGATAGTTCTTTAAAAAAGATAATTGAAGTAAACGGCAAAAGATACGGATTCCATCCTGATCTTGATTCTATAACTCTTGGAGAGTACGCTGACCTAGAGACAATGATTAAGAATGACATTGAAAAGAATATGCCTGAAGTTTGCGCAATCTTATATAGACCAATAGTTGAAGAGAATAATGATGTCTATACAATAGAAGCGTATGATGGTAATATAAGCATTAGGGCAGAGGAGATGAAGAAGATGTCAGCAGAGCAAGTGCAAAGTGCGCTGGTTTTTTTTTATCATTTAGGCAAAGAATTGTCGCTGACTTTGCCATTATATTTGATGGATCGGCTGAAGGAAATGAAGATGCAATAGCATCAGAATCTTTTGCAGAGAAGTGGGGGTACTTTGGAATATTTTATAGATTGTGCAATGCAGATATTTCAAAGCTAGAACAAATAACTAAACTTAATCTATTAGAAGCATTTACTTGGTTAAGTTATGAAACAGATTTAGAATCACAAAATAAAGTAAAACATGGCAGTAAGCAATAAGACTTATAACAATGTAATAGATACTCTTTGTAGACTTGGGGAGTATCATGAGCAAATCTCAACAGTATCAGTTGGAGATATTTATGACATCAATCTTGAAAAGATGGAGAAGATGCCGCTACTACATATTAATCCAACATCAGTAACAACAGGAGATTCAGAACTTGTCTACTCATTTCAGCTGTTTATTTGTGATCTTGTTTCTGAAAAGGATAATTGGCAAACATATCAAGCTAAACAATTAACGAAACTATTAGACCCTAAGAACAATGAACAGCAAGTATGGAATCAGACTTTAGAAATATGTACTGACTTTATAGGTATGTTAAGACACAGCTCAAGACAATCACAGGCAGGAGTAAATGATATAAACGAGCCGCTATACTTTACGCAAGATCAATTTACAATAGAGCCATTCCAAGAAAGGTTTGACAATCTTTTATGCGGTTGGACATTTACAATAGGTGTTAGAGTAATGAATGACTTTGATACTTGTGAAATACCTGTAACAGATGCAGGTGCAGGGTACTAATGAAATTTAAGATAGGAAGATATACAATAGAAATAGGATTTTTTAAAATAACAATAAAATTATAAACATGGCAGATTTAGTAACAACAATAAGTGAATCAGTAACTTTAAATGGAGCAGTTAGAGGTTCAAGTAACTCAGTAACCACTACGGGTATCAATAATGTAATGGAAAGAATAGTAACTTGTATTAATGGTAATGTAACTACAATAGCAACCTTTGCAACAACTCCTCACACATCAGCAGGTGCAATAGATGTTGAGAATGTAAGATATGTTAGAGTTACAAACTTAGACACTACTAACAGTATAGAGTTAGCAATAGTAACAACCGCAACAAACTATCAAGTAACATTAACTGGGGGGAACTCTCACATCCTTAGCATAGGAGAAGAAGTGGCTATTGGAGAAACAGATACATCTCCAGCATTTGGAACTTTAGAGGACTTAGCATCTTTACAAGTAAGCCCTAAGGCAGCAGATGCTCAGGTAGAATTATTTGTAGGGCTTGTTTAATGAATACTCGTAGTTTAGAAAATTATTTAAACAGTTTTGCAGCGCAAGTTGTAAAAGAATCTAAAGGCATATTAAAATCAGATAAAGGTAATACGGCTTTAGGTGATTCTATAAGAGCAGTGGTCAGTACGGATGCCAATGGTTATAGTGTTAAATTTTACATGGCAGACTATGGTACTTTTTTAGACAAAGGTGTATCAGGAAACAAAAAGAAAAGAAGTTTTTTAAACTACAAAGGCAAAAATGAATCAAGCCCTTATAGTTACACAACTAAAGGTCCTCCTATTGATATACTATCTAAATGGATAAAGAAAAAAGGTATAAAGCCAAAAGGGCTAGGCAGAGGAAGAGATAAAAACACTGGCAGATTTGTTTCAAACTTAGCATATTTAATAAGTAGAAAAATAAAAATAAAAGGAATCCCAAGTCTTAGCTTCTTTCAAACACCTTTTGGAAACGCTTATAAAGATCTTGGCAAAAACATTTTAAAAGAATTTAAAAAAGATGTGCAGTTATATATAACAACATTTACAAAAACAAAATAATATGGCAGCAGTAACAGTAATAGAGCAAAAACCATTATACACTATTTTGCCAGTAGGGCAGGATATAATATTTGTAGCATCTAACCAATTAGCAGTAGCAAATGAAACTAAGGTTAAGTTTTGTGTTGAGGTTCATATAGGTACTACAATGCCTAATCCTGCCACTAACACTCATTTAAAAGGCACATTTAAAACTACACCAAACAACGCAGGAGTCGGTATGTTTGATTTAAGAAATGTAATTGAAAATTATGTTAAAGCAGACAATAGAACAAGCACAGACAATACAGGAATTACAGGGCCTCAATACAAAAGCACTTATGTAAACGAGAATACCTATCCTATTCATCTAGTAGATAAATTTTCAAGATCTACAAATTGTGTTAAATTTATGGTGCTTAAATTTTATGTAGAATATCTAGGTGCTACTCACAATGGAGTGTCTGACCCTAATGTAGTGGCTAGGCAAGATGGAACGGATGTAAATTCAGTAGAATATACTATTTTCAATGGTTATGTAAAATATACAGACATAATAAGTGAGTTTCAAAATGATTTTGGATTTGCTACTTTAGGTGTTACTCCTGCTAATAGTTCAAGAAGATTTTTAACTAATGCTCCAATGGTGCAATATGCAAATTATAATGATTACGGAACAGTGGCTTTTTTACAACCTAGTTATGCTACATCAACTCTGGTGCATAGTTTTATTATTAATTACTATGGTTCAAATGGGGTAATAATTAACACTGTAACCATTCCAAAACAAAGTGTAACAGGAGCTTATAATAACTGGAGTGTAAAATCTGGCAAGATGATTTTATTTTTAGGATGCTTTCCTGCTAATTTACAGAATTATGCAGCATCAAACATACCATCTGCTGCTTTATTAGAGGGTGGTCATATTTTAATTAGTGCTGTTGATAGTGGATCAAATGCAACAATAGAGCCTTTTAGAATTAATATTAATTGCCCTGATACTAAAAACTTTGAAAGTATAAGACTATGTTGGCTTAATCAATTCGGTGCTTGGGATTATTACACTTTCACAAAGAAGTCAGCAAGAAGCATATCAACACAAGGCACAACTTATCAGCAACTAGAAGGTACTTGGAATGAAAGTTTTTATAGACCTGATAGTTACAAAGGTGGCAAGAAATCATTTAGAATGAATGCTACTGAAAAGATCACAATGAATACTGACTTTGTTTCTGAAGATGACAATGTTATGTTTGAAGAATTAATTAATAGTCCTGAAGTTTATCAATTAGATGGTTATCAAACTGACACCTCATTTTCTTCTTTAAATAATTATGTTACACCAGTAAGACTTACAACCTCTAGCTTTACAAGAAAGACAGTTGCTAATGATAGACTTATGCAGTACACTTTTGAAATAGAGAAAAGTAAAACACTAAGAACACAATCTATCTAATGAGTGTACAACTTATATTATATCCTCAGAGTTATGATGGCTTAAACTCCTTATCAGGATTAGGCACAGAGCATGTAGTTGATGGAATTAATTTTAACACTTTAAACACTTCAAGCACATCTTTATCTTTAGCTGCACCAACTTATCAATCAGCAATTAATGCTTTAAATGCTACTATGATTGTAAACACTTGGTATAGGTTTGGTCCTAGTATAACTCCCCCTACTGAAACAAGTGGAGATGTTTCGTTTGTTATATCACAGGGGATATTGCAAAAGTTATCTAATTTGGTTGTAGGACAAACTTATGATGTAGTAATAGAAACTGTTTCCTTTTCCACTTTAACCTTCTATGTGTATTCAGGAACTGTTCAACAAAGTTCTACTCCTGTTTCAATTGTAGGAACTAATAGTTTTCAATTTACTGCCACATCAACTACAAATACAATAGTTATTTATTCTTCTGTTGTAAGTGCTTTGTCATCCGTTTCAATAAGACAAGCATCTCAGAACCCAAGTGGTGCTATAAATAATCTAGGCACAGGACAAGTGATTTGTGACCTTTATGAAGATGAAGATATACCTCTGACTTTAAGTGTAGATGATTTTAAAAATGTAGCAGAACAAGTACAATCATACTCTAAGGCATTTAACTTACCTGCAACAAAAAGGAACAATCAAATCTTTGATAATATATTTGAAGTAACAAGAGATACAAGCGGACTGGCGTTTAATCCTTATGTAAGAACACAATGTGAATTAAAGCAAGATGGTTTTATATTATTTCAGGGCTATCTAAGACTAATAGACATACAAGAAAAACAGGGAGAAACAAGTTACAATGTTAATCTGTATTCTGAAGCTATTGCCTTAGCTGACTTATTAGAAAACAGGACTTTTTCAGATTTAGATTTTTCAGAGCTGACACATCAATATACATATACTGAAATTAGAAATAGTTGGCAAGGTGCATTAGCATTAACAAATCCATTACCAACAGGCACTTTTGCAGGAACAGCAGGTGCTTCTACAACTGAAGTTTTAAGATACCCGTTTGTAGACTGGAATCATTCTTTTTCTTATGATCCAAGTACAGGCTTTCCTGTATTGCCTAATTTAGAAAGTGCTTTTAGACCTTTTATATCTATTAAGTACATTATACAAAACATATTTGCTGCAACACCATTTTCTTTTACTAGCACATTCTTTGATACTGCTGATTTTGAAAGGTTATTTATGGACTTTAATTGGGGAAATGCACAATCGCCAACTGTTTCAAATATAAACAACTTCTGGGGTCAATGGGCTTTTCAGATAGGTAGTTCAACTGCTTCTGTATATGCAGGCACTTCATTTACAGATTTAGTGTTAGAAAATATAGGCTCTAATTCAGTACCTCCTAATTATAGTTTATCTACTGACATAATTACCGCTACTACAAATGGAGAGCAATATAATATTTCAGGTTCTTATAGAATAGAAAACACATCAGCAAGTGCAACTCAAACTGTTGAATGTCAATGGATTAAAAACACTTCAGTTGTATTTACACAAACATTAACAATATCTCCAACAAGTTATCAGGACTTTAACTTTAACATTACACAAACACTTTTAACAGGAGATACTTTACAAGCTCAATTTAAAAGATCCAATCCTCTTAGTGCAAACACTGTTAGGATGTATGAAAGTGGAGCTACACCAACATCATCAGTTATTTTTAATGTTAATACTGTTGCGATTACTTCTAATATTTTATTGCAAACTTTAAGAAGCGAACTAGGACAATGGGAATTTTTAAAAGGAATAATGACAATGTTTAACTTAGTATCTGTACCTGATAAAGACAACCCTAATAATATTATCATAGAGCCTTATAAAGATATATTTTTAGAAAACTCAGATTCAACTAAATTAGACTGGACTGACAAAATAGACATTGAAGAAATTAAGCTAACACCACTAACAGAATTAAATAAAAAAACCATCTTTAAATTTGTAGAAGATGATGATGACTGGGCTTTTACTTTTTACAAATCTGAAGTTGAGAATCATTTATACGGAAGTAACATCTTTGATGCTAGTACAAGCTCTAATAACTTGCCAACAATTTTAACAGGAGAAGAAGAAATAATAGCAGAGCCATTTGCTGCAACTGTGCCTAAACCTTTAGATACGCAATTTCCTGACTTTATAGTTCCTAGTATTTACTCTCACAATGCAGATGATGGAACTTCTGAAGGGTTTGACAACAGCCCTAGAATAATGTATAGAAACTATCATGGTTCAACTGGAGTACAAACATTAACCAGTTGTACTTATTATGTTCCCCCTCAAAATGGTGCTTTAGGAGATGCAGCAGAAGATGAGTTTTTACAATTTAGTCATTTGACAGATATACCAACAATAACAACAGTACCGCCTGCCTTAACAGATACTAATGACTTTCATTTTGGTATTTGTCAGCTCATTCAACCAATAGGCGACCCAACAGTTAATAATTTATTTAATACATACTGGCTGCCTTATCTTAATGAGTTATACAATCCTGATACAAGAACAATGACTTTAAAAGTTAATCTAACGGCAGGAGATATTAATACCTTTAAATTCTTTGATACTGTATTTATTAAAAATAGAGAGTTTAGAGTTAACAAGATAGATTACAAGCCAAACGATTTAGCAACAGTAGAATTTATACTTATACCATAATGGCAATACCTTATTTAAACGGATATTCAATAAAACCTGCTTCAGTTAATGCTTTAGGACTGGTAACATTTACTGATGGCACTAATAATGTTACACCTAACCAACAACAATGTGAAGCGTATGGATATACTTATGATGAAGCATCAGGCACTTGTACAGCTTTTACATATAGCACAAATTTAGAAAGAAATTTATTAAATGAAAACAACAACATTCAAGGTGTAGGTAATACAACTGAAACAGGTACTAATAACACCTATATAATGGGCGAAAGTAATACTGTTAAAGGTCTTTCAAGAAATAACATTATAATAGGAAGTAATAATGAAATATCTAATGGAGTTAACAACACTTTTGTCTATGGAAACTTAGGAAACTCAATAACTAATAACTCAATAGTATTAGGAGGTAATAACAGTACATCTATCTTAGGAGAAAGACAATATATTACTTTTATATATGGAGGACAAACTGATGGTGATGAAGCTGCTTTTGCTTACTTAAACAATGTAACAGATAGTTATTTTCAACCCCCAGCAGGAACTAACAATTGTATCTTCTTCTTTCAAAGTGAAACAGTGGCAATGAGAACAGGAGGAGTAGCAGCAGGGAATAAAGGGGATTATGTATCTTGGGTTGAAAGAGGTGTTGTTAAAAATGCAAGGACTTCTTTAAGTATAGATAGAAGCATAACAACCATAAGTGCAAGTGGAACTACAACAGGTTGGGATCTTGAAAGTCAAGTGTCAGGATCAGACTTTAAGCAACAAATAACAGGGGCAGCAGATATGATAATAGAATGGGTTTCAACTATTAGAATAACCGAAATAAGAACAAGTGTAGACTTAACATAAAAAGATATGGCAAAAGAAGTTTTAGAAATGGAAATTAAAAGTAACACAGGAGAGGTTACTAAAGATGTAGAAAAATTAGACAAAGCAACCGACAAAGCATCAGGAGGATTTAAAGGCATGGGAACTGCTATTAAAGGTATGGGTACAGCTCTTAAAGCAGCAGGGATAGGACTTGTAGTAGCTTTATTTGCTAAACTTATGGAGGTGTTTAGTAAGAATCAAAAAGTATTAGATTTCTTTAACACAGGAATGGAAGCTTTAAGTATGGCATTTAATGATTTGTTTAATTTTTTAGATGCTAATATAGGAACTGTTGTAAACTATTTTAAGTCAATATTTGAAGATCCTAAACAAAGTCTAATAGATTTTGGAACTGCTATTAAAGAAAATCTTATAGAAAGGTTTGAAAGTTTAATGGACACCTTTGGTCTTTTAGGCAAATCATTAAAACATTTATTTAAAGGTGAATTTGAAGAGGCTTGGAATAGCGTAAAAGAAGCAGGAAAAGAAAGTATAGATGTATTAACAGGTGTAGATAATAGTGTAGATAAAATTACCACTACTGTAACAAAAGCAGCAGGAGCAATTAAAGACTATACAACAGAAACACTAAAAGGAGCAAAGGCAATAGTGGAATTAAGGAACCAAAGCGAATTAGCAGCAGTTCAGGTTCAAGGATTAATTGAAGATTATGATAGACAAGCTGAAAAACTAAGACAGGTAAGAGATGATGAGAGTAAGACTTTTGAAGAAAGAATAGCAGCAAATAATAAGCTAGGGGAAGTTCTTAAAGAACAAGAAAAAGAAATGCTCAAGCTGGTAGATATTCAAATTGCTTCAGCTCAGGCAGATGTAAATAAGAATAACAACTTAGAAAATCAAATTAAGTTACAAGAAGCGTTAAATGAAAAGAAAGGAGTGTTAGCCCAAATAACAGGGTTTGAATCAGAACAGTTAACAAACAACATAGCTTTACAAAAAGAACAACAAGCAGTCGCACAAGAAAATGCAGATGCTCAATTAGAGGCATTTTCAAGTCTAGCAGGAGCGTTAAGTGGGTTAGCAGGGGAGAATAAAGAATTAGCAGCAGCAGGAGCATTAATTGACACTTATGCAGGTGCTAACAAGGCTTTTGCTCAGGGGGGTATTGCAGGTTTTGTTTCAGGTGCAGCTATAATTGCAGCAGGATTAGCTAATCTAAAAAAAATATATGAGACACCAGTGTCAGGTAGTAGCGGTGGATCAGCTGGAGCAGGTGCTATTGCTCAACCTCCTGCACCTCAAATGATGTCAGGAGCATTCCAATTAAGCGGAGGTCAAGCACCTGAAGCTATGAGAGCTTATGTAGTAACAGATGAAATGACTAATAGTCAAAATCAATTAGCAAATATTAGAAGAAGGGCTACAATTTAAAAATCAAATAAATATTAATTAAATCTATTATATAATATGCCGTGTAAACAATGTAAAGATGGAAAATACAAGTGGGGTAATACAGGAGAGTGTAAATACGACTCCAAAGAATCTTGTGAAAAAGCTAATCCAAAAAAATATAGTGAAATGAAACAATATCCAACACCTTTAGGTAAAACGTATGAAGAATACGAAAAAGAATTAAAAGAATATAATTTAAGTGCAACTAAAAGATTTGATTTTGGTTTAGCGCAAGATTTAGACAAAGCAGCTAAGAAAAGTGAGGGGCTTGTTAAAAAATCTAAAAAATTAGTTGAAAAAATAGAAAAAGCTTTCAAATCTTATAATGATTTATGGGAAAAAACAAGAACTGAAACTGATGAAATAGAAAAGCAAATATCTTTTAATAACAATAGAGTTAAAGATGCTACAACTGCTGCAAAAGAATTAGGAGTAAAAGTAAATGACATAAAAGGTGTTGCAGTTTTAGAAGAATCTAATAAAGATTTGTCAAGAGAAATAAATATGTTAAAATACCCTGCAATTAGATAATATGAAAGAAACTAAAATAGTAGAATTAGTAATAGCAGATGATAGCGAAGAACTAGCTATTGATGCAATATCGCTAGTAAATTCACCTGCAATAGAGCAAGATTTTGTTTTCTTTGGTAAAGAGAAAAACAACTTGACTTTCGCTAAGGTAGATGAAGAAAAACGTATGCTAGTTAGTCCTGCTTTAATACCTAACAAGCAAATCTTTAGATATGATCCTAACACAGATAGTGAGTATTATGTTTTCTTTTCAAAAGCGACAGTAGCTCGTGCAGCAGAATTATATTTAAAACATAACAATCATCATAAAGCAACTTACGAACACCAAGATAGAGTGTCAGGAGTTTTAACAGTAGAATCTTGGATTAAAGAAGGAGATAATGATAAGTCTAAAATGTATGGCTACGACTTGCCTAACGGAACTTGGTTCGTTAAAATGAAGATTGAGAATGATGACTTATGGAATAAGATAAAAGATGGAACTTTGAAGGGGCTTTCAATTGAGGGGTATTTTGCTAATAAATTTGAACAAATGAATAAGAAAGAATTTACAACAGAAGAAATAAGAACTGCACTAAAAGAATTGTTAAGTGTTCAGAAAGTTGAGTTGGCTTTAATTGATGATATAAACAAGCCTCTTGATAAAGCTATGAGTGATTTTGGCAATATAGAGGTTGGATTATTTAAAGCAGAAGAAACTGCTGTTGCAGCAGTAGGTAATTATGAGAAAGCTGCAAGAGTTGCAGCAGAAGGAGTAAAAAGAGTTAAGGAATTAGGTGTATCTTCTGATATACAAAATTTATTTAAAACAAGACTAAATGAAGCAGAAATGGGTGCAAAAGATGCTTCAAATATAGCAAAACAAATTCAAAAAATTATTTCACAATTATAATAAATAATATGAAACCAACACCACAACAAATACTAAGTGCTTTAAATAAGCTTGTAAAAGAAAATCAGAAAACTCAACTAAAAGCAGAAAAGGTTGAGTTAGGATTAGTTGATGATTACAAAAAGTTAAGAGAACAGGGTGGTAATGCTTATGTAAAATATGTTGATTCAATGGACGCTTCTAAAGGTTTTTTATCTATTGCTATTACAGATGCAGAAAAATCAGTTAAAATATTAAGTAAGGCAGCACCTATGTTGCGTGACATACAAAAACAAGCAAAAGAATTAGGTATAGATTTGCCTAAAAAATTGCAAGAAGATACAACACAAAGTCTTTTAGAAATATCTGAAAAAGATTTATCAATGATGAAAGCAATATATAGTAAAATGAAAGTAAAATAACCTAAAAATCAAATAAATAAATAACTATTCTATTATATTAAAAAAGAACCTATGGACATTAAAGAACAAATATTAGTAGCACTTGGCTTAAACAAAGCCGAAGATGAAATTAAATTAGCTTGGCAAGCAAAGTCAGAAGATGGCACAATCTTTGTTTCTACTGCTGAAGAATTAGAATCAGGCGTGGACATATCAGTCCTTACTGAAGATGGTACAACAATACCTTTACCTATTGGCACTTACAAGACTGCTGAGGGAGTTTCTTTCAGAGTTGAAGAAGAAGGTGTGGTATCTGAAGTTATGGAGTCAGAAACAGAAGAAGAGGTTGAAGCATCTGAAGAAGTTGAAGAAATGGGAGAAGATAGAGGAGAAGATGATGATGAAGCATCAGTTGATGATTGGGAAGGAATGGAGAAAAGAATCAAGAACTTAGAAGATGCGGTTAGTGATCTTAAAAAACAAATAGGAGAAACAGGAGATGTAGAAGAAATGGCTGAAGAAGTAACTGAGCCATCTAAAAATCCTAAAACTATAACTACTAAAGAAGTAGTTGAATTTTCAGCAGAAGATGAATTAGAAAAACTAAAAGCTGAGAACGAAAAACTTAAAACGGAATTGGCAGAAAGTCCTGCTGATGCACCGATTAACACAAATAAATTTAGCTCAGAAAGACCAACTCCTACTGCACAGGATTTTAGAAGAATGACAAGTCAGGAGAAGTTCTTATACAATTTAAATAAATAATAATAACAAATAAATAAAAAAAAATGGCGTTTACTACAACATCAAACTTTGCAGGGAAAGCCGCTGGTTTTTACATCAGTGCTGCACTAAAAGCTTCAAACTCGTTAGATTATCTAACAATGATAGAGAATATCAAATACAAAAGTAACATACAGGCTATGAATAACACAGTTTCAGCAGTAGCAGATGCAACTTGTGATTTTACTTCAGCAGGTACTCTTGCTTTAACAGAGAAAGTATTAGAACCTAAAAATCTACAAATTAACCTAGACCTTTGTAAGTCAACTTTACTAGATTCTTGGGAAGCGTTACAAATGAGAGCAGGTGCAGGCGCACCTCCACCAGCTTCTTTTGATGACTATGTAATATCTTACATGGGGGAAATTATTGCAGAAGCAACTGAAAATTCAATCTGGGATGGAACTGCTGTTGCAGGGAAATTCAATGGATTTAATGGCGCTGTAACTGGTTTATTATTACCAGCAGTTGATGCAACAGTTGTTCAAGATGCAGCAACAGGTGCTTATGTACCAGGAAACATTATTGCTAACTTACAAGGAGCAGTTCAAGCTATACCAGCTAATGTATTAGGTAAAGAAGATTTACATATATACATGAACCAAACAACTTACCAAGCATATATTTCAGCAGTATCTACTTTAGGATATGTTAATGCTTACAATATGAATGGAGATTATAAGCCAATGTTTGAAGGCTACAAAATAGCTGTTTGTAACGGAATGACTACAAATGAAATTGTAATAGCTCAGAAGTCAAACTTGTTCTTTGGAACTGACTTGTTATCAGATGCGACTAGAATTACTTTGATGGACATGGCTGCTTTAGATGGATCAGACAACATGAGATTGGTTGCTCGTTATTCAGCAGGTGTTCAGTCAGGAACTGGAGCTGACATCGTAAGACAATCGTAATAACACAAAGTAGGGGGCGTAAAAACCCCCTCTTTTTAACTTTTAAAACAATAAAAACATGGCTTGTGGAATATTAACTAAAGGTAGGGGGTTAGATTGTAATAGGATTAGTGGTGGAATTAAATTTATTTATTTTGCTGTATATGATCAAGTAACCTCCATACCTCAAACATCAGGAGAAATTACTGATATAGAAATGGGATCAAATGTATTATATAGGTACACAATGCCTTTAGGTGTTGCGAGTCTTACAGATACAATCGTTGGTTCTCGTGAGAATGGTACGATTTATTACACTCCAAGTTGTAATATTATCTTAAACAAACTCACAAAAGAAGATCAAAATCAAATAAAATTATTAGGTGCTACAAAGACCATTGTATTTGCTCAATTAAATCAACAACTAACAAACGGACATGATGTGATCGTTGGATTAGGAACAACTAACGGAATGGAACTTAATGCAGGTACTATGGATAGTGGTGCTGCTTGGGGGGATAGAAATGGATATACACTTACCTTTGATGGTATGGAGGCTTTACCTTTCCCAATGGTTGCGGATTATACAACAGAGCCATTTGATAATGCAGGATTCACAATGGGTACTATTGTAACATCTTAATTAGTAGTTTTCATATATATTTCTGAGAGGAGAGTAGTTTAATACTACTCTTTTCTTTTATATACCAAATAAATAATGACTTTTTCTATTATATAGTGTATGATACAAGCAATTACAGAAACTGACTTTACTTTTTATATTCAAACGGAAGATAATAGGATCAACACTTCAGTTTCTTCAAGTCATATAAGGCATTTGCTAAAGTTTACTAATGACATGGATAAGTCAATTCATTATGTATATGGAACGGCAGAAGTTATTAAAAACAGATACACTAAATTTGAAGTAGATTATGATGCTGCGGCAACTGCTGATTTATATGCAGGCTCAGTAGACTTATCTCCATCAGGATATTGGAAGTATGAGGCTTATGAAGTAAGTTGGGTAGGTGCTGTAACAATATCTTTAGGAAATGCACCTGCAACCGAGAATGATGTTTTAAGCCCTCCTGCTGCAACTAAAGGTATAGTGCAAGGGTTAGTAACCAAAGGTAAGATGTATGTAGCAGACAAGGCAGGAACGGCACAAGTACAATACACACAAAGGCAAGAGCCTAGTGGAACAAATTATATATATTACGGACAATAAATAAAAAAAAATGGCAATAGAAAATGTACAACAACTCTTAACAGAGCAATTAGGTAAAAACGGAGGTACTGAAATCTTTACAACAGCAGCACAAACTAGCAAAGACTGGTACTGTGTCTACTTCCCAGTTGAAAGTGTAGTAGCTTCAATTACAGTAGCTGATGCAACTGGAGAAGCAGCTTTACATACGACTTTAGCGGCAGGGACAACCTTGTTTATGAATGTAACTGCAATTACCCTTACGAGTGGAATTGGAATAGGTTATCATGAAGGAGCTACTACATAGAATATGTTAGCACTTAAATTAGGCATAAGTTTAAATAACATCAAAGCAGGTGGTGGTGGTGGTGGCGGAGCTATTGGTACCATGATTGCTGACTTCACAAATAGAGTTTCAACTGATGGTGGTACTACGGAAGCTGAAGCATGTTTAACTGATATACTAACCTTCATAAATAATATAGAATGACATTATTAGATGATGCTAAAATAATTACAACTGCTAATGCAGGTAAAGCAGGAACTCTTTATAGTATTAAGCCTGATAGTGGTTTAGCAGATTTAGAGATTACAAGAGCTACAACTGCTACAAGAGTAGACTCAGCAGGGGTGATAGAATCTGTTGCAGTAAACGAACCTCAACTTGACTATTCAGATGGTAGTTGTCCAAGTCTTTTAGTAGAGCCTCAAAGAACTAATATTAATATTTACAGTAATGATTACACAACTAACAGGTCAAGTTCTAATGTAGTAGTTACTGCAAATGCTGCAACATCACCTGATGGAACTAATAATGCAACCAAATTTGAAGTTTCGGCAGGTGGGTATATGATAACTTGGAATGCATTTTATAGTGTTGCAGCAGGAGAGTACACTTGCTCATTTTACGCAAAAAATATAAATGCTACTGAAATGAAAGTAGGGGTTTTTAGTGGTAATACTTTTGCAAACATAGTTGCGCCTTTTTCTTATATTTCACAAGTAAACACTTCTACATGGACTAGAGTTTCTTTTAATTTTACAGTTGCATCAGGTACAACTTTAATAGGTGTAGAACAAGTTGGTGGCGGGTCTTTAGGCGATTTTCTATTATTTGGTTCACAAGTTGAAGTAGGTTCGTATGCTACTTCTTACATTCCAACAACAGCAGCAACAGTTACAAGAAATCTAACTACATTTTACAAATCAGGATTGTCTACTTTAATGGGGTCGTCTGAGGGAGTTTTATTTTTAGAAATAAGTGCTGATAATGTTGCTGCCGATAGTGTTATTTCAATTGGAGATGACAGTACAAATTGGATAGCAATAGGGTCGGCAAGTAATGGATTATCACTATGGTTAAGCATAATGATTGGAGGATCTTGGCTAATAATTTCTTCTTGGTGGAGTAATCCTCAAACAAAGCCAGCAGGTTTTTTTAAAATAGCGGCTAAATATAAAAGTGGAGATTCTGCAATTTGGATAAATGGTACGGAAGCTATCGCATCAACAACTACTGCAACAGCAACAGGTACTTTTAGTAATATCTGGGGGTACTATGCTGCAAGTCCCAGCTCTTGGAACTTTAATGGCAAAATACGACAGCTACAAGTTTATGATACAATTTTAACAGATGCTCAACTATTAGCTTTAACTACTTAATATGAATATATACAAACTACAATACGATAATAAAGCACAAGCTGATGCTGACTTCTTAGATAAAGGAGTTACTCAGGTAGTAGAGGTTGAAGGTCAACAACTCACAACAAACTCTAGTGCAACACAAGCAATAGTAGACATGGGCAAAATAGTAGAAACACCTGGAACTTATGATCCTGATGGTCATGTAATAACACCGCCTGTTTTTTTTGATGGCGTATTTTATGATATAATGACTACTGAACATATAGACTTTGGAACTCATGCTTTAACACCTACTAAATGCTTACATGGATTTGCGGGTTACAGTATAGATGCAAATGGAGATAATGTAGAACCACAACAATAATTATGAAAGATAACATCATTAATATTAATTTAGAAACAAGTACATCTCCAACAGTAACTGAAGTGAGAGGTAAAGATTGGATTGAGTTTGGTACTGAGGATTGGCGTAACCTATATCCACAATTTATTATTGATTTATATTATTCAAGCTCAATAACAGCTGCTATCGTAAATGCGACTGCTGAAATGATTGCAGGGGAGAATCTTATAATAGAAAATGAAGAAGATAGAAATGAAGAAGCAAGAATAAAACTTCAGAACTTTATGAATAGAGCTAATGGTAATGAAAGCCTACATGAGGTTATAAAGAAGTTAGCTTTTGACTTTAAGCTTCAAGGTGCTTTTGCTCTTAACATTGTTTGGTCTAAAGACAGAACACAAATTGCAGAGATATACCATGTTGATGTTTCTAAGGTTAGGTGTGCCAGACCTGATGAATTTGGCAAGACTAAAGGATATTACATCTCAGCAGACTGGAGTAACACTAGACAGAATAAACCTTACTATGTTCCTGCTTTCAATACTAATGACAGAACTTGTGCAAATCAGATAATGTATTCAGGTCTTTACAGTCCTAATATGAACTCTTACTATACACCTGATTGGGTTTCTTGCTCAAATTGGAGTCTTATAGATGGTCGTATCTCAGAGTATCATTTAAATAATATCAGCTCAGGATTCTCAGGTAGTTTTATGATTAATTTTTCTAATGGCATACCAACGCAAGAGGAGAGATTTCAGATAGAACAAAGCATAACGGAAAAATTCACAGGACAAAATAATGCAGGAAAGTTTGTATTGACTTTTTCAGATGACAAGACTAGAACTCCTGAAGTAACTCCAATAAGTCCTGCTGATCTTGATAAGCAATATATTGCCTTACAAGAACTCCTCACTTCTAACATACTTTCAGGGCATAGAGTTACATCTCCTATGCTAATGGGTATTAAGAACGACACAGGACTTGGTTCTAATGTAGATGAACTTAACTCAGCAGCGAACTTTTATTTAAATACAGTTGTAAAGCCATTTCAAGATCATATAGTAAAACAGCTTAGAAAAATCTTCCAAGTTAATGATATGGATATGCCTGTAAACTTTGTTCAGCTTAAACCAATTACTTTAGAGTTTACTTCTGAGGACTTGAAAGGAGTAATGACTGAAGAAGAAATAAGAGATGAATTAGGGCTTGAGCCTTTAGATGTAGAAATTAGAGAAGATTTTAGTAAAGTAGGCAATATAGATGGGAAGCCAGTATTTGACACAATAGAAGAAGCTGAAGCTCATGCTAAGACTTTAGGGTGCGAAGGGTATCACGAACACGAATACGAGGGCAAAACGGCTTATATGGCTTGTAAAGACCATTCTTCAGCAACAGAACTAGCTAAATTTATTGATGAGTATGGAGAAGATATGCCTGAAGGATGGGAGCTTGTAGATGAAGAAAAAGTTGTAGATGAACACGCTGACTTTAATTTTGAAGAAGTTCTAAATGATGTTGCTAGTGAGAGGGTTGAGTTTGCTTCAACAGGAAGTCCTAAGCCAAGCAAAAAGTCTGAGCAAGATGGCGTATCTAAAAAGACTTACGACTATTTTAGAGTAAGATATGTCTATGCTCAAGACAACTTCTTAGTAAATAAAACAGGAGAGAAAAGACCATTTTGCAGACAAATGATGGGTGCGAAGAAACTTTACAGAAAAGAAGATATTGTAAGTATGTCAGACAAAGTTGTTAATGATTATTACTATTCTAAAAACCAAAAAAGAAATATAGGTTGGGGGCCTAAAGGTGCTTTAAAATATGATGTCCTAAAGTACAAAGGAGGTGGCAATTGTCAGCATTTTTGGCTTAGACAAATTTACAAGACTACAATAGGAGAATCAAGAACAACTAAGATAGAGGATGCTGATTTAATTGGATATACTAAAGCGGTTTCAGAAGGATTTAGACCTGAAAAGAATAGCCCATTAGTAGCAAAGCCACCAAAAAGAATGAAGAATAAAGGATTTTTAACACCAAGATAACTATGAGCTATGTACTTTTTATATCAGAACAGAAGTTAAAAGATTCAACAGCAATCAATTTGAATGTTGATGTAAATTTACTCTTGCCTTATGTAAGACAGGCACAGAAGCTATATGTTGAAACTAAACTAGGAACTGATCTTACACAAAAATTAAAAGACTTAATTACAGCAGGCACAATAGGCAATGTTGGTAATGAAGCATACAAAACTTTGGTAGATGATTATATTGGAGATATGCTACCAAACTGGGCATTTTATCATGCAGTCCCTTTTTTAAGGTTTAAAATAGAAAATGGGAATATTTATTCTAAGACCTCTGAAACAGGAAACGCCCTTAGCACAGAAGAAGCTCAGCATTTAAGAGAAGAGGTTAGAAATACCGCTGAGTATTACACAGAAAGAATGATAGACTATGTTAGAAACAATACATCTAGCTTTCCTGAGTATTCAACTAATTCAGGTGCTGATGTCAATCCTGATTCTAATGCCTATTACAATGGTATGAATCTTGAAAGACCAATGCAACAAGGAACTAAATTAACTTTAAGAAATTTTTTAACACCTGATTTAACTTAATGAAGAAACATTATAAGCCAAAAATAAAAAACATAAACAAACTTAAAACATATTTACAAGATGCCATTAAAGGAGATAACAAAAGAGGTAGGGGAAGTGTTAGGAGTAAACAGTGTGATCCTAAGCGTAACAACCTTCACTAATTTAGAACTAGCTCTAAAAATATTACTATTAGTTATTTCAATAGTCTATACTATTGACAAGTGGTGGTATCATAAAAAACAAAGGTAATGCCAAAGAAACGCAAACTAAACAGTAACAACCCTAAGTATAACAAAGCAAAAGAAAGTGATGTTAAAATGCGTAAAGAATTTCTTAAAGAAGTTAAAGGATGTAAAATCTATAAAGCCTACTATCTCTAAACCCTCCAACATAAACCTATTAATCCTCAGAGATACTTTTAGTGATGAAAGTACAATAGGAGAGCTGTTTGTAAATGGAGAAAGATTCTGCGATACATTAGAACTACCATATAGAGATAATCAAAGAAGTATATCTTGCATTCCAGTAGGAGAATACAAAGTAAGATTAAGAGTCGCAAGAGAATCAGCAACAAGAGATTATTTACATTTATTAGTTAAAGATGTAAAAGACAGGTCTCACATATTATTTCATAGGGGTAATACAGCTAAAGATACAAGGGGTTGCATCCTAGTAGGGAGGGGAAGCCAACAAGATATTGTTCATAATTCAACTTTAGCAATGGATTTGCTTATGCAAGAAATAATATATTTGGGAGGAGAAAATATTAATTTAATAATCAAAAATAAATAAAATGAAAAATTACATTGTAACACAATTACTTTCTTCAAAAAAAGTATGGTTAGGTATTAGCTCAATTTTAGTTCCAATGATAGCTACTTGGCTTGGAGTTGATGAAGATGCAGTATCTAAAATCTGGTGGAGTTTAATCGCTATGTTAGGTGGACAATCATTAGCTGATTTTGGAAAGTCAAACAAATAGATTTAGATTAAAGCCGCATGAGGTAGCGGCACTAAAAAAGATGCGAGAAGCTGACACTAGGAATATCCTAGTTGTTGGCGACTTGCATGAACCCTTTTGCCTAGAAGGGTATTTAGATTTTTGTATAGAACAATACGAAACTTACAATTGCAATCAAGTCATCTTTATAGGCGACATCTTAGATAACCACGCTTTTAGTTACCACGAACCTGATCCTGATGGAATGTCAGCAGGTTTAGAACTAGAAACCACAATAGAAAAAGTTGCTAAATGGTATGAAGCTTTCCCTGTTGCAGATGTTTGCATTGGTAATCATGACCGCTTAGCTTCTAGGAAAGCTTTTACTGGCGGCATTCCAAAGGCATGGATAAGATCTTACAATGAAGTCTTAGGCACTCCTAACTGGAACTGGGTAGAGTCAGTAGTATATGATGATGTCCTTTACGAACATGGAGAGGGAGGTCAGGCACAAACAAAAGCAAAGAACAACCTAATGTCTAGCGTTTGCGGACATACTCACACAGAAGCATACTGTAAGTGGTTTGTAGGCAAAAAGTATAAAATCTATGCAATGCAAGTAGGTTGCGGTGTAGATTGTACTACTTATGCTGCTGCTTACGCTAAGAACTTTAAAAAACAAGCCATAGGCTGCTCCGTAGTGCTAAACAATGGTACACTACCAATAAATCTTTTAATGCCCTTATAATGCAGCTAAAAGACTCTACAAAGCTAACTTTACTCTACTTATTAATTATAGTAATAGTTTTACTTATTTCTCTTTAATTTTCTTGCTAACACCTTAATTGTTGATAACTTTGTAAATAAAGTTGTTGATATGTCAGTTAATTCAAAAATAGTTTGTATTATTGCATCATATTAATCAAACCCAAAAACAGATGTACTCAAATTTTAAAATGTTAGAAGCAACAAACAAAGAAGAAGCTATTGTATCTATATTAGATGTAATAGAAGAAAATCCATTATGGCTTAATAAAATTACTGATGGCTTATTTATATTAGTAAAAAGCATAGAGCTAGAACACAAAAGATTCTTATTGGAAAGATCATTAGATGAACAAGTAATAGACTTATTTGTTAAACTTAAAACCGAATACTATAACTTTAAAGACAATACACAATGGAACTACTAGCACAAGACTTTTACTTCTATAACAATGGAGTATATACAGCAATATCTAAGCTATCACCAGAGGGTTGGTTTAAAGACTTGAAAAGAGTAGAGCCTAGTATAAGAATATTTGGCACTAAAGAACAAATAGATGAAGCTCTTGATACCTATATTGAAATGACTGGTCTTAATCTGGATGAAACTTTTTCTTACGAAACAGAAAAGAAAGGAAGCTATTGGGAAGAGATAGTCTTTAGTGAAACTAGAAAAGATAAACCAACACTAAAAGAGTATAACGATACTGTAAGTAAAAATTTAGCAGTATATAAAAAGGAATATAATAAACTAAATAATAACAAAGCATTAATAACAACGATATGAGAACAGAGAAAATAAAAGAAAAGTATTTACATTACGGATTGGATAAAGAAGATGTTTTTAAGCATCAGCATTATGTAATCATCACAAGATCAGGAATTGACAAGATTCAGGCAATAGAGAATATTACTATTGATTATGAAGTAATTAATTGTGACAGAGATTTTTGTGTAGTAAAAGCTAATGCAATTAAAGGTGAAGCATCTATACAAACATTTGGGTCAGCTCTTAAAGGTGGGTTTAAAGATGGAAATTGCAACACTTGGTATGTTATGGAGATGGCAGAGAAAAGAGCTATGTCTAGGGCGGTGCTAAAACTAACTGGCTTTTATGAGCTTGGAGTATTTGGCGAAGATGAAAGCGAAGATTTTAAAAAGAAATATTAATCAATTATAAATAAAAATGGAAATTAAAGGTAAATTAGTAAAGGTGCTTGACCTAGAATCAGGCACAAGTAAAACAGGAAAGGAATGGCAAAAGCAAACAGTTGTAATAGATTCAGGAGATGAGTTTAACAACTTGACTGCTGTAAGTGCTTTTGGAGAAGATAAGATCAAAAACTTAAACAAGCTCCAAGTAGGCATGACAGTTGTTATTCTTTGCAATATCTATTCAAGAGAATACAAAGGTAAATACTATCATAATATAGATGGCTATCACTTTTCTCAACAGTCTGATAATGATGAGTTTGTAACATCTGATACACCATTCTAAGATGATAGAAGAGATTAATTTTAAAATCTTATGCGACCTTACTACAAATTTAGTAGGGTTGCGTAAGGGTTCTCTTTCCTACAAAAGCAGGAAGCAAGAATATCAGATACCAAGATCAGTTGCTAGTGTTGTGGCTAGAATGATAGATGACACACATCAAAATGTCATAGCAAAAGAGCTGAAAAGAGACAGGAGCTTAGTCTATCATTATGAGAAAATGCACGAATCTAATTATAGGTCTTTCCCTAAATATAGAGAAGTATTTAATATGGTTTATAATGCTTATTCTAACATACAGGGAACTAAAAGAACTTTTGTAGATAATAAACAATTAGAAAAATATCTAAAAGAAAATGGTGTAAGTAATAGCGATAAGTACCAAACTATTATCAGAGTTACATCAGGCAGAGTTGAATATGATGTTAAGGTTTCTTATAAAGACTTCTACAATCAATTAGAAAAGTGTAAGTTTGCCATGACAGATTGCAATTACAACTTAGAAATTATTTAATGGAGAAACCAAACTACTATGCTATAATACCTGCTGAAGTAAGGTACTCAAGTTTAAAGCCTAATGCTAAACTTCTTTATGGAGAAATAACTGCATTAAGCGGAAAGCTTGGGTACTGTTATGCAACCAACAACTATTTCGCAGAGCTATATGGAGTTAGTAAAAACACTATAAGTAGTTGGATCAGTGATTTAAAAAAGCTAGAATTTATAACAGTAGTTGTAGAAAGAAATGATAAAAAGCAGATAATAAAAAGATGTATAGGTATCACTAAAAAGATTGATACCCCTATACTTAAAAAGATGAAAGGTAATAATACAAGTATTAATAATACAAGTAATATAAATATAACTAAAGAAAAATTTATTTCAGAAGTTATGACTTTTGATTACCCTAAAGATATGTTAGAGGACTTTATAAACTATTGGACAGAGGGCAAAAAGAAAATGAGATACCAAAAACAAAGCACTTTTGAAATAAAATTAAGATTATTGCGTTGGAAGAAAAACGATAAGGCTTGGAATAAACCTCAAACAATGAGCAAGATACATCAACACTTACAGAAAAACATAAATGTAAAAGCAAAGTTATTAAAACAATTAAAAAATGAAAATAATTAAAACAATGTCTAAAGAAGATTTACTAATGTTGTCAGTAGATTTAGTAAGTAAAACCTATATTGAGTTAGGTCAAAACAATGTAGAAGAAGATACAATAACAATAATGGCTAAAAGTTTAGCTAATGATTTAGTAAGAATTTATAAAAATTTTTATTTTGAAGATGCTGAAAATGCCTTTCATTTAGGGGTAAGAAGTCCTATGACATCTGATTTTATACATTTAACAGTTCCTACTTATATGAAATGGTTACGAAAACATCAAGATATAATATGGGATGCAAGAGCAAGAGTTGACAAAGGAGAAAATCCTAAACAAGTGCCACATTACAGACCTGAACCAAAACTACTCAAATGATCGGATGGGTAATAATAACAGCCATTGCAATGTGGCTAATAAGAGAACTAAGATGAAAACAAAAGAAACTGTAAAAGAACTATTGACAATTAAGCCGCATTTAAGAGATAGTGACAACTTACTGATTGCTGCTTATTGGTGGCGTGAATTAAAGCAAAAGAATATTGATCCTAACAAAATAAATGGCTTAGAGTTCATGCAGATGTTTGCTAATAACAAACTAACTAACATTAAGACAATAGAAAGAATGAGAAGAAAGCTCCAAGAAGAATGTCCTAATCTAAGAGGAAAGGCATATAGAGCTAGGAAAGGCATTATACAAGATCAATGGAAAAGAGATTTAGGATATGAAGTCAATTAGTAAACTTAAAAAAGAACTAGACAAATGGTTTAGCCTTTACATTAGGCTTAGAGATGCTGATGAATTAGGATTTACCAAGTGCTTCACTTCGGGCAGGTATTATCACTACAAAAATATTCATGCAGGTCATTTTATGTCAAGAAAATGTCTATCAACTAGATGGTCAGAACTTAATGTACAAGCCCAGTCAGCAGCAGATAATCTTTTTGCTCAGGGCAGACAGTATCAATTCGGCAAAGAATTAGATGCAAAATATGGAGAAGGTACTGCTGAAGATTTACAAATCAAATCTAAACAAATACAGAAGTTTACTAGATCTGATTATGAAGAAAAGATAACTTATTACAAAGAGGCTGTTAAAAACTTAAAAAAAGAGAAGGGAATAGAGTAACTTTTTTTATAACTTTGGCGTATGCACAAACCGATCTATTCAAGTGAAGAACACAAATCAATAGTAGATGTTTATGTTATGATGTGTAAGCAATTCGTTCAAGAGGTAACAACCCAAGCTAGATACAGAAACTACCTAGAGGTTATAGATGTTATAATAGAATACTCAAATGGCTATGGTCAAGGAGTAAGAGAAAATGGAAACTTTTATGATTGGATAACTATTATACCTATTAATGTATCTGTTGCAACTAATGGTTTTTTTGCAGGTATAGAAACTAAAACAAATTCAGCAGTAGTAAGAGCTTATAAGGTCGTGCTAGATCAGATGCTTCAAGAAGTAATTGATAGGCTAGATAAAATAGAGCCAAAAAATGACTGACATTTATATTGAAATATCTAAGCTAACAGATAAGTTCAGGACAATGGCTTATGGATTAACAACAGATGAAAACAAAATAAATGAAGCAGTACAAGAGCTGATGCTTTATTTTCTACAAATGAATCCTGAAACACTTAGGAGTATTTATAAAAAAGATGGAATTGATGGAATAACAAGATATGGTGCTGTGGCATTAAGAAGAGCATTAACAAGTAAAAGAAGTAATTTTTATTATAAATATGAAAAATATTACACACACATTGACAATTTTAATTACATTTCTACTCCTACTCATCATGAGTATGATTTATCCACTGTTAATAATTATCATAAAAGCCTTTCAAATATTCCAAATGAAGAAGTAGACAATCATAAGCTAATCAAATTAGAGTTAATAGATAAAGAGTTAGACAAACTTGACAGTTGGTATGATAGAGAATTGTTTAAATTATACTATTCTGGAGAAACCTTAGACAGCCTAGCTGCTAAGACTAAGATAAGCCGCAATAGTCTTTTTACAACAATAGATAAAGTAAGAACCATAATTAAAAAGAAATTAAATGAAGATGTATGATCCAATAAAAAACAATAGTTTTGTAATGCAGTTTGGTTTTAAACACCCAGATGACAGGAGGAACTATTAATAAGTTTTTTGTTCCTGATGAAGTTTATGAAGATCGGATAGCAATATGTAAAGAATGTGTTTACTATTTTAAACCAACAGGAACTTGTAAGCGGTGCTTATGTTTTATGAAAGTAAAAGCAAGACTAGCACCAATGGCTTGTCCTCAGAAGTATTGGGATAAAACAACTGAAGTACAAACGCCTGATGACTTGCCGCAAGAGATAATAGATGAAATAATAGACATGTGGACAGACTTAAAGACAGGCAGAGCAAAAGATGTTCAAGCTAAAAAAAGAATGATAGAAACATACAACACAATACACATGACTAATTATTCTCCTACTACAAATTGCGGATCATGTATATCAACTTGCTTTGATGCAATAAAGAAACTATATAAAAAATACAGCGAATGAGTTACTTAGCACACTTAAAGAGAAACAAGTATCACTATCAAAGTAGATGGATAGTTAAATATGATGACAATGAATTAGTAAGAGAGGTCAAGCTAATATTCAATCCTGAAGAATATCGCAAGTTTAAAAGACCTAGAACATTAAACACCCAAGATGGATTAATAAAAATTTTAGAAAATGACAAAGAAAGAAGATTACAAAAAGACTCCTGAGCCTAGTTATTATTTAGGAAAGCTGCATGGATATACAGCAAAGAATGTAGTAGCTGATTTTGATTTAAGCTATAATTGCGGAACGGCTGTAACATATCTATTAAGGGCAGGAAAGAAAGAAGGCAACCCTGCTGAGCAAGATATACAGAAAGCAATTAATCATTTACATTTTGAGTTAGAAAAGTTATATCAAAAGAGTGAAACTATAACAGGAGGACTTGCAACATGAAAAATACAGAAACAATACAGTTGGTAACCTGGAAGCAGGTAGTCAAAAAATATGGCTATAAAGAAACTGAAAACAAAGGGACTAGATTTGGAATACAATTAAAATTAGAAGGAATGAATGATATTGATTTTATATGGTGTGAAACAAACCTAGAAAGAAAAAAATTAGTAAAGACAATTATGAGGATAGCTAAAGAAGAAGGCAGGAATCTTAAATTAATAGATTAATATGTCACTATACAAATGTAAATGTGGCAAGGAGAAGGAAATAAGAAAGCAGACTATTGGTCTTAGAGATGGCAAGTGGGTTTGTATTCAAGCTCTTTGTGATTGCGGTCTATATATGGAAAGCGAACCAGAAGAAGGAATGCCAAGCCTTAAAAGAACAGAAGAGTCTTTAAGCAAAGAGAAAAGACATGATAAACTATGGGCGGGTGCTAAAGAAAAGCTTGTAGGAGAAAGAGGTATTAACGAAAAATTTGACTAATGAAAACATTACTATTACTATTATGCTTGACAAATTGGATATGTACGACTGGTGGCGGTAAGACTTTCATAGCTCCTTATAGCTCTATTAATCAAAGTCATTATTATACAGAACATCACATAGATTTTGGAGATGGATCAGATACTACATTTATTGGAATACACAATCCAATAGCTTTAGCATACCAAACAATAGAACATAATTATGGTCAAGGAATACATATAGCAACTTTGACTACTAACTTTTATGATTCAACTACTAACATATTATTATGCACAGCAGTGAAGCAAGACACTATATGCCCTTACAATATTGCTTATGTAAACGAAATAAGAAAGACTATAAAAAACAAGATATATAACTTACAAGGAATAGAGCTGTTAGAAGCACCCAAAAACATGATGTATATTAAGAACAGAAAACTATACTATGAACTTCGTAATTAATACCAGTCAAGATAAGCAAACTCTTTTTAATTATCTAAAAGAACTTGAAACAGATTATATAGTTAAAGTAAAAAAGCAAAGAAACAATAGAAGCAATATGCAAAACAATTACTATTGGGCTTGTATAGTCCAGCCATTAGGAGAATCACTTGGCTACTTTCCTGATGAAATGCACGATACTCTTAAAGTAAAGTTTGCTAGTGAATGGCAAAGCATAGAGATAAACGACAAACAGATAGGATTGCAAACAGTAAACAGTACAGCAAGAATGAACACAAAAGAATTTGAGATTTATGCAGAACAAATAAGGATATGGGCATTAACAGAACTAGGTGTAAGATTAATGCTGCCAAATGAATACGAGTAATTTCTATTATATATAGGATTGAATAATCAATCTATTTCAATTATGGATAAACGAATAAACAACGGAGGGGCTAGAAAGGGCGCAGGGCGCAAGAGTAAAGCAGATGAACAAAGATTAATAGAGAACCTAACGCCAATGAATGAAAAGGCGTTAAAGTCCTTAGAACAGGGTATTGATAAAAAAGAACAATGGGCAGTTAAGCTGTTCTTTGAATACTTTTATGGCAAACCTCAGCAAAGGGTAGATGTTACTTCAAATGATGAAAGCATTAATATGCCACTAATAAACTTTGTAGAAACTGAATCTGAATAAGAAATACAATCCTCTTTTTAATTCTGATGCTCGTTATTTTATAATAACAGGCGGAAGGGGAAGTGGTAAGTCTTTTGCAGTTACAGTCTTTTTAACTTTGCTTACAATGGCTGAAGGTATCAGAGTATTGTTTACAAGATTTACAATGGTATCAGCTCACTTATCAATCATCCCTGAGTTCTTAGAAAAGATAGGGCTGTTAGGATTTGAAAACATCTTTAGTGTAAATAAAGCTGAGGTTGTAAACTTAGGCAATCAATCAGATATACTATTTAGAGGGATCAAGACATCAGCAGGAAATCAAACTGCAAGTCTAAAGTCATTACAAGGAATAAGTTGTTGGGTATTAGATGAAGCAGAAGAACTTATTGATGAAGATATATTTGACACCATAGACCTTAGTATTAGAGAAAAGAATATACAGAATAGAATAATACTTATATTAAATCCAGTAACTAAAGAGCATTGGATATACAAAAGATTCTTTGAGGACAAAGGTGTAGAAGCGGGTTTTAATGGCGTTAGAGACAATGTATGTTATATCCATAGTACATACCTAGACAATAAAGAAAACCTCTCACAGAGCTTCCTAGAGCGTATTAAGACTATAAAGCATAGGAACTTTAAAAAGTATCAGCATAAAATCTTAGGGGGGTGGCTAGACAGAGCAGATGGTGTGGTATTTACTAACTGGAGTATAGGAGAATTTAATCCTGATGGCTTACAGACTTCTTGTGGAATGGACTTTGGCTTTTCTGTTGATCCTGACAGTCTCACACAAATTGCCATTTGCAAGAAGAAACAAAAGATATATTTAAAAGAGCATATATATAAGAATGGTTTAAAATCACAAGAACTTGCACAGATTATATTAGACAAAGTTGGGAATATGTTGATTATCGCAGATAGCAGCGAACCAAGACTAATTGCCGATTTAAAGCATTTAGGAGTAAACATTAAACCAGTAAAAAAAGGAACTATTGAAAGTGGCATAACTAGAATGCAAGACTTTGAGCTAGTAATAACGCCTGAATCAACTAACATAGCAAAAGAGCTGAACAATTATATATACAGCGACAAATCATCTAAACTATATGTAGATTCATATAACCATGCTATTGATGGAATCCGTTATAATGTAATCTATCACTTAGATAATCCAAATGCAGGTAGGTATTTTGTGCAATAAAAAACCCCCCGCTTAAAGTATTACGACAAGATAATAGAAAGGTAGCGGAGGGCTTAACAACTAACTGAAACCAAAAAACTAAGCAAATATATAAAAATATATTAAACAGTAAACTAAATATCAACAATTTCTATTATATAGTGTATGAAGGTTAAGATTAAGAAGCAGGGCAAGACAAAGGAGTTTAAGTTAATTAGTAAGTGGAAAGATGTAACACTAGAGAAATGGTTAAAACTAATAGACTTTCACAAAGGCACAAAGAGTAAAGAAGCTCAAGAAACAATAGCAGCTTTATCTAATATTCCAAAAGACTTAATTAAGCAGTTGGAATTAAAAGATGTTGCAGTTATAATGGGCAAGTTGTCTGAGCTTCAGGCAAAGCAAGATAGTTCTTTAAAAAAGATAATTGAAGTAAACGGCAAAAGGTATGGATTTCATCCTGATCTTGATTCTATAACTCTTGGAGAGTACGCTGACTTAGAAACAATGATTAAGAATGACATTGAAAAGAATATGCCT